CTTTACCTGATTACTTTGTTTACTCCAAAGAAACCGAACAACGTAAAAGCCAATTCTTCGTGGAAGTCAAAGCTTCCAACAAACTTAAACTAAAAGATTTAAAGAAGTATATTACATTCGCACAAATGTTCTGCGATAGTAGATACACTCAATATACAATATGCTTTGCTTTTAAAGATGGTTTAAAGTTTAAATCAGTAGATCAAATATTAAAGTTGTTACCACAATCAAAGATTCAAACTTGGAATGATGGTATTGAATATTATCTACTGCCGATTTAGTGAATAGTATTTGAAATATCTTCATAGTAATCATACCAGTTACACTCCTCTAAATCCCACTCAACAGAAGTAATCCTAAGTTTTTTAACTTGTTTTAATGAAGCTAAAAATGAATTTGAATTTGCAAAGTTTTGGCTATCAAAAAATCTGACGTGAGCAACATCTTCTTTAATGTTTTCATCATTTACCTTTACAAAATTAATTGCATAGGTAACTAGATAAAAGTTCATTTTGATTTAATCTCTTTGATTCTCTTAATTCCATGCTTATCAGTTTCTATAATGGCTTCAACTTTTTTACACGACCATTTAGTAACATCATTAGTTCCATCACGTTCAACTTTACGTTTTTGTTCTAAGCAATCTGCGACATTTAATTTTGGAGAATAACCTTCTAGTTTGTCATTCATATACATCAGTAAAGCAAATACCACTTCAAACATTATTTACCTCTTAATGAATCTAATTCTTTTTCTAGCTTATCTATTTTTTTTTCTAACTGACTAATAATTACTTTAGTGTGTACGTTTTCTTCTAATTGTTTTGAGTGCTTGTCTATTGATTTGGCTTGGTATTCAATCAACATATACATCTCTTGGTTCTTAGGAGTTTGTTCTGCTTTTTTAAGTAAGTCTTGCGACATTAACTTCTCATTAGTTTCAAGTCTATTAAGTCTTTCAACGATTCCAAAATAAGTCCAAACAGCTACAACGATAGCAGATACAATAGCTACTATGTTTTTAATAGGTAAAGATACTTGCGTTTGATCGCTTAACTTTAGACTATCCATTTTCTTGATTCTTGTTTACTGGTCTTGTAGCTAAACTTCTTGCAATAGACTCTCCTGATCTTCCAATGGTATAGCCACCCAAACCTACTGTAAGTAATGTCCAAACATCAGAAGGAAGTTCTACTTGTGTTTTAACTTTGATTATAAGAAATAAAATTGGGCTAAGAATATAATTCCAAGCTACAATTAAAATAAGTAAGTACATAAGAGTTGGTCTCCAACCAGAAACGTACCAATTACTTTTTGCTTCTGCTTCAATAATTTTTGCAGATGCTTTCATTTCTTCTGTGCCTGATTGCATCAACTGCATATTCATTTCAGCTTTTAATTTTTCAGCTAAATCTTTATCAGGAATAGCTTTATCAACTGTTTTAAATATTGTTGTAAGAAGTGGTGCGAAAGCACTTAAAGCTGGTAGCATATTAATCTACTGCACAAATGTTTATCTGACCAGAACCATCACCAGATTTTATGAAAGCAATTTTTTCTCCTGACTTAAATGAAAAGAAATTAACAGAATCTTGAGTTACCATAACATCTTCTTCTGTGGCAGTAGGATTAGCACCAAACCTAATATGTGCATGAGTTCCTGACACAACTATTCTAACAATTCCTGAACCAGTTGTAATAACTCCTGACTGTGCAGATTGAGAACCAATAGTATGAGTTTCCGAGAAATAATCAGGGTCTATTGTAGTTACTATGTAATTTGACATATCTTATCTTAAACTCCTTAAATTTGCCTGTTTAAACCGACAAATTACCCCTTTTTTTTGATATTATAGGTTTAGTTGTCGTGTATCGTAATTTTAAAGCCACTATGCCTTAAAATAGGTTTAAATGATATTATCTACTTTTGGTTGTATCTATAAGTAGTTCTATGTAGTGTTTAGCTTTTTCTAAGTCGCTTACACCACCCTTCTCTTTAAAACGTAGTACGTACTTTATAATGTTTCCTTCTACAAATCCAATATTATTTTTAATGATAAATTCTACTGGTTGGATTTTATATTTCTTGTAGTGGTTTCCACCAACTTGTTTTTTAAATGACTTCATACACAACCCTACCATTTCCTTTAAATGCTCTTAAATACATTTTACGATTACCTGATGGTTTGTAAGAACAATGTACCCAACCTGAATTAGGTTCTTCAGCTTTCCAAAATTCTAATATGCACTGGTCATAGTCTAAGTGATTAACTATCCAGTCAGAAACTTCTTTATTAGGTATTCCTAAGATTTCAAAATCTACTGCTTGTCCAAATGTATGTTGTGAAGTCGCAGAACTTCCTATGGCTTTGCATAACTCAGGAGAACGATAGCCAGAAGTAATTGTAATTGGTTTGTTAAAATAGTTTCTTACTGGTTCTAAAATAAACTGGCATACATTTTGTAGATTAACTAGAACTTCATCAGTTGGAGTATTGTCTATCTGTAATCTGATTGCAGTATCAGAATAGATAAATTCTCTTAGAGAAAAATTTAAACTAACTTGCCTATCCATTTGCCTTCTTTGTTAAGTACCATTGGAAATAATTTTGGTTGTCCATCTAATATCATGGCAGTACCAACAATAAATCTTGATTTAAAATTCTTTGCGTATTCAAATGCCATGTGGGACTGCTTAATCAAACAACCACATTGAAGCGACCAGATCAATTTATCAGGGTTACTAAAATAAGCTATTGTAAATTTACTATGGAAATGAAATTGACAAGTGTGTTTGCCAAATTGCATAGCTAATTTTAAACCATCAGCAGTCATTCCATGAGTACAAAATACTTCTGTTCCATCTGATAAAGGAATATTATAATCATCTACCCACTCCCAACCTTTGCCAACTTCAAGAAAATCATTATAAGATTTTAAGTAAGCTTTAGGCATACCATGTTTTAATGCTCGTCTATAAATTAAACTAGAATGATTTGAATGTAACAATATCATTTTAGGAAATATCTTTTCTAATTCGTGTATGTGTTTTTTAGCTTCAATAAGTTCTTTACCAGCAGAATCCATATCTGGGTTGCTGTCATGGAATGACAACGCAGAACAGTCGGTTTCATCACCACCATTTAAAACAAAATCAGGTTTGTATTCCTTCTTTAATGCTTTTAAAAAAGCAAAACTATCTGGGTGATGGAAGGGTATATGCAAATCAGAAATTAGAAGAACTCTTTTATATCTTTTCATATACCTATTCTGTTAGTTGTATTTGCCTTTTTTGGCAATACTTACTTAGCCAAGAACAAAGTCAATAAAGCCATACTTAAAGTTCCAAGAGCAATAAAGATAGACCAGAATAGTTTTTCTAATCTTTTCTCCAGCTTATAAACTGAAGTACCTAGTATTTTAATTTCTCTACGGATTCCTGTTATATGTCCCTTTAGACTGATTAATTCTTCGTTGTGAGTTCTTGCCATTGTCTTTTTCGCATTTACAAGACTTTAGCAAGACGCACCCACCAATCCAAAGTTTGAAAATGCACATTAAATTTTATGCACTAATATCAAACTATTGTGTTTTAATAAAGTTATTTCTTATAAAGTTTTTCTACTGTGTCTGCGTAGTTCTTCCAAAAGCTTTTTGCATCTTCAAAAGCATCTGCGTAGAACTTAGACCAATAGTTTTTAATGTCTGAATAATTTAACATTGTTATCTCCGTTTGTTATTGCCAACATATAATGTTGCAACTTACGAAGTTCAAGACTACTTGATGTTTAAATGTTCTTTAACCGACTCTATAATGTACTTAGCTATCTCCCACTTCCATTCTGCGTATAAGCCAAGCACTAATCCAATAATGAAATATATCATGTAATTCTTATATTTTAGATTTGCAAAATCTGCAAGATGTGTTTTTCCTTCAAACAAATGGAAGTGGGGTTTTGTCGTTCAGTACACCTTCGGCGGGTTCTTATGTATTTCTTGGCGAAGCAACTGCATCAAATGTTGCTTCAGTAAGTCTTGATGGATATTTTACATCTGATTATGACGTTTATAAAATATTTGTAGATGGATTATATGGTGCATCAGGTGATGTTGGAGTTAGAATTACATTTAACAAAAGTGGAAGCGAAGAAACTAACAGTTATGCTGGTAGTTTATTTTATCAAATAGCAACTGGAAGTAATGCTGGTAGTTCAAGTTTTGATGCTAATTTAAGTCATGGTTATATTTTTGGTGCTTACAGTAATAGTGGAGATTCATATAATGGAACTTCTTTTGATATAACATTGTATAATCCATTAGGAACAAATAATCATAAAATAATAACATTTATATCAAACAATAATACTGGTGATTTAACAAGACAAATTATTGCTATTGGAAGTGGTATGCATAGGGTACAAAGTGCAATTTCAGGAATTAGATTTAAAATGGGTTCTGGCAATATTTATGCAAGAAAACTTAAAATATATGGAGTAAAAAATACTTAATATGAAAAGACTTGTATCATCACCAGAAGGAAATTTTGAAATAGAACTTACTACTGAAGAAGTTGCTCAAAGACAAGCTGAAGAATTAGCTTGGAAAGCTGGTGCATTTGACAGAGCAATCGCTGAACTAAGACAAAAAAGAAACACATTACTCGCTTCTTCTGATTGGACATTATTATCTGATAGTCCATTATCTGTTGAAGAAAAAACTGTTTGGTTAAAATACCGACAAGAATTAAGAGATATTACAGAAGGATTAGATACAATTGATAAGATAAATGCTGTTATTTTCCCTGAATTAAATAAAGTTAATGCAGTTGTTTTATCTGAAGAAGAAGTTAAGTCTATCCTATAATTGCTTTAATTTCAGCATCATTCAAACCTAATGCTTTAAGTTTGTTTAGTGCTGATTGTTTGTTATCTATTTTAGCTTGTATCTCTGCTTCAATTTCTGCAAGACATTCTGGTACTAAGTCTAATATATCTTGTTTGTTAATTGGTTGAGTTCCGTTTTCCCAAACTATTGTATTAATATCCTCACCAGACATACTTAATTCTGCATTTGGATTTATTTTTTTAACTGCTTTGAATATTGCGTCTATTGTTTTCATAATTAACCTTTTATTTCCATACAAGTTATTGAAGATAACATAGCAAGATCACCACTATTACTATTTATAGCAAAAGTGTCAGAAGTTTCACATTTAAAATATGGTTGATAAGTTATAGCTGATGTTGTTGAAGGTGAATCAAGAAAAGCACAAGTAAATGCACCATAGCCATTAGCAATACCAGATTCACCTGCTGATGTTGAAATCATTCCACCAGAAGTTCCTAAATTTGTAGAATCTCTAAAAATTGTTGTCCATACTGCTCTACCATTTGTACCATTTCCAGAACCACTAACTATAATTAATATTTTATTACTTGCTGAAGATGGAGTTATTGAAACAGACAAAGTGTTTGAAGCAGTTACATAAGAAGTTGAACTGGCAGTTCTTCTTGTAGAATCAGTTGCAGTTAAAACTTGAATAACTTGTCCAGCACTCGCCGAAACACCTGCAAAGCTTAAAACCCCACTTCCATTTGTTTGAAGCACTTGACCTGACGTTCCGTCTGCACTTGGTAGAGTTAAAGTTAAATTTGAAGCTAAAGTATCTGGTGCTTTTATTGCAACATAGTTTGAACCATTATCAGTATCTTCAGGCAATCTAATTTCAGAACCAGCAGTAGCATTTCCAATTACAGCAAAAGGAGTCGTAGAACCACCAATAGTATCAAAACTTAAATTCCCAGCACCATCTGTCTTTAAGAACTGACCAGCAGTACCATCAGCAGAAGGAAGAACCCAAATTTTATCAGCACTTAAACTAGCAGGTGCTTTAAAGCCAACATAATTTACTCCGTTAGCAGTAGTTTCAGAAAAACGAATTTCTTTTTGATTTTGTAAAATTAAATTAACAGAAGAAGTAAGAGAAGAATCTGAAAGTGTTAAAACTGTTCCAGTAGCAGTAGTGGTTAGTCCAGTTACAGATACAGTTGAGTCTAACCAATTAACTGTGTTAGCAGAATGGTCAAGTGTTGCTAAAGAGATGTCATCAGCACCATCATAATATTTTAAAGTTGGAGTTGTTGCTGATGTCGTATCAAGCCAAATTGTACCAGCAACAGCACCACTTGGTCTAGATGTTCCTGATTGAGATGTGTTAATAGCTGATAGTGCATTGTTTAAGTCAGTTCTAAAAGAAGGGAACGACTGGTTAGCTATGTTGAAATCGTGTTGTGCCATAATCTATCTAATATCTTATTTAAAATCCTTTTGCAATATAATCAAAAGTTCTACTTACTCCAGTTCCACCACTATTCTTAAAGGCAATATTGAAGCCGTTGATAGTTTTGTTATCTAAAGTATAAAAATCACCAGTAGCCATTCCTTGATTAGTAATACCGATAGCATAATTAACAGAATAGAATGGTCTTGTAAACACTACTGTATAAGTACCAGTTCCACTTACTAAATCATTACCATTTTGAATAGTATCTTCTACATCAATCGTTACACTTAAAGCAGATACAACAGGAGTAGAAGCTAAATCAAAAGAAGTCATTACTAATCTAAATTTAAAATATCTAGCAGTGTAATCGCCAACTACAAAATTTCTAAATGAAGTATAAGTTATATTGTCAGCAGATAAAGCAATTTCCAAATGAGCATTACAGTTAGCAGGAGAATCTCCGTCAAAGTTAGAAGCACCATCATCAAAGTCGCCAGTAGCAGAATCAAAAAGATTATCTATATTATCAACAGTTTGTGTAAGAGAAGCAGTTACACGAACAGTGTAACTTCCACCAATGTCAATAGGAGAAGCAAACAAATAATTACCAGTAGGAGATAAATCATAAGTCGTTACACCAGCATCAAAAAAAGTCGTAGGAGAATCAAATAGACCAACAGCAGAATCAAATGTTTCAGTAGAGTCTAATCTTAAAGCACCACTATCAACATAGACATTAGTTTTAGTTCCTGAGAATGTAGGTGATTCAGTTTGTGTTAGAACAGCATTAAAATCTCCTATCTCTAATAAGTTAGTTGATATTACAGCTTCATTAGATGAGAAGTTTCCATTTTTATCTACTGCTTTAATTAAGTAAGAACCAATCCTAGCTGGTACTGTAACTGAAGTAGCTGGTCTTGCAACTTTTTCAACAAGTGAAACTGAGTTCTGCCATTCAGCACCAGTTGTTAATGTACTAAATCTAATTGCATAATAAGCTAAATCTAAATCTGGTATTTGTGTCCAAGACAAGTGAGCATCACGACCAATAATGTTACAAGAAAAATCTTCTACGTTAGCAGGTGGTAATAATCCACCGACAATAGTTCTTGTAGCAGAAGTGTAAGTAGAACTAACTCCTAATGTGTTAAATGCTTTTACTCTTACATTATAAATTAATCCATCTACTACGTTTAATATTCTATGAAACAATCCTGTAACCTGACCAGCAATAAGATAATCTGTTTCTGTACTTAGTTTGTATTCTACTTGGTAGTAATCTACAAAGTTATCTAATGATGCACCAATCGTTACATCTAAAGCAGTAATAACAACTCCGTCTGAGTATTCAATTAATTGGTCATCTAAAGTAACTGATACTGGTGCTGTAACAGAAAAAGGATTAGGAAGTATTGTATCAGCTATTGTAGGTGCTTCGCCTTTTTC